AGGAAGCCGGTTTCACCATCCATGACGATTCCTCCGTCATAATCTACTTTGTCAAACATCGGCTTGGAGGGCAGTTGACGGTCGAGATGGGGGTCGGATAGAGCGAGGCAGGTAAACACCTTAGTGATGTGTGGTGTCGACTGTATTTCGCACTGTGCGATATGCTGAACAGCGATAAAATACTCAAGAGCATTTACCGTAGCGTTCAATCGGGGTAGAAGGCGCACATCTTGTCGGTTGTAATCGAGATACTTTACGGGGTCGGAATAGTATGTGTCGTGACCGTCGGGTAAATCCACTTTCCTTTCCCCTAATACTTCCCAAGCCACATCGTCTAATTTGTAGCCGGACAATTTACCATTCTTCAATTCGTATAACTTAGGGAATGCGAGCATCAAGTCAATGATGTTTCGACCAACGATAGGTTGTTGCCAATCTCCAAAGTCATACCTCAATTTGTTTAGTGGAGACATGAGAGAAGCGCGCACATTCACCTTACCGCACCGCTTTACGATTTGACTAATATCCGCACCGTTGACATACCAACCGGTGATGATGTCGGGGTCTTGTCTACGCATAAAGTGAATGAAGTGGCTCAACAATTCAGCCTCGGTGTCGAAGACAATGACGGGTGTTTCGTAGTGGTGTTCGTTACCGTTTGCATCCTTCAACATATTGTATTTTCCTTTGCCGAGAGAATCCCAATAGGCATCTTTAGGCATGACAACCCAAGAGTAAAGATTAGTGGTAAAAGAATCATAGACCGAGAGCATGGTAATCTCACCCGTTCCCGTTTTCCATTCTCCGTCGAGATACCAAACCCGATGCTTATACGCTTCAAATGGCGCAACACCGCTTTTAATCCTCTTAGTCAATACTTGATTAGTGAAAGGGACATTTCCCTCCCAAGTGTCGCCGGACTTAGCCAATTCTCTAATGTCCCATTGAGAGAAGCAGGTAACTTTGGATAGGGATTCACCGAACATTCCGGTGTAACCACTTTCGACATTTTGACCTGAAATCCACTTAGCGTCATCGTCATGCAAGTAACAATAAGGCAAATGTTCCTTTATCCTTTCTTCTTTCCTTTGTCCTTCGCTGTTCCTGTATCGAACAAGAACATCGTTACGACCGACCGCCTCCACTATCATAGTTAAAGATTAGTGGGGGGGTATATAAGGGTAGTCATTCTACCGTTTTTACACAATAAGAAGTAGCGTCACACGCTGAACAAGTTAGTATTGCGACAATACCTTCTCCGGCTATCCCAATATCTTGTGGTTCAAAGTCGTTTTGCCAAATCATTGTTCCTCGACAGAACCAACACTTTACCATCAAAGACCCTTCCGGCGACCACGACTTCGGGTTGGTATCTCCAACTTCTTGAGCCATCCGTGAATGCTCATAGGAGTCAATCCGAATTGACTTGCTATTGATTGAATTGTTCGTGCTTTGACAACATATTCTTCATGTAACCAAACCTTATCCCTATACATCGGGGTTTCGGGAATGACATTGTATGACACATTGATAACCACTTGTTCGCCACTTGGCATTGTGTGATAAATCAATTTTTCTTTGTTCATTTCTTCAAGCATTACGGGGATATTATGTCTTGCCCCGTCGAGGTTTACAGTTACCATGAATAATACCACTAATGGCGGTGTATATAAGAGTTATCTATGAACACTATAAAGGCGGTTACTTTTTTAATGGCTCTTTATCCGCCACTCGCCAAATACCACATTGGTGTCGAACCCCGTTTTTCCAAGGTCGGTGTGATGTGGATTTAGTAACCATCATCTCTCCACAACCGCTACATTTACGGAGGCACTTACGAACCATCACAACCACTCAACATGCTTCTTGTCAAGTCCTTGTTGCGCTTTGAAGTCGCTAATACGCTTCTCGGCAATCTCAATATACTTTTCGCTTAATTCTGTAAGGATAGCATTTCGACCATGCTTGATAGCGGCTATTCCCGTTGTTCCCGAACCACCGAAGGGGTCAAAGACAGTGCCACCGACCGGACTACCTGCGAGAATGCAGGGTTCGATTAACTCGATAGGGAATACTGCGAAATGTGCTTCGGGAAACGGTTTAGGGCCAACCCACCAAACACTACGCTTGTTTCTTTTAGCGTAATTCTTAGTGCGAGCCTCGGCAATTCCTTTAGCCTTACTTATCCTCGACGCATCCTTGTCCTTAGCCCAATCTTCGTTGTCGGCATAAGTAAATGCTGATACTCTTTTGTCCGGTTTTTTTACCGTATTTTCTTTTATCGCTTCGTTGTCAAAATAATACTTTTCCGACTTAGCGAAAAGGAACATGTATTCGTGGTTCTTAGTGCATCGGTCTTTGACAGATTCGGGCATACAGTTGGGCTTCGCCCATATGATGTCTTGACGCAACCACCAACCGGCTTCTTGTAGAGCAAATGCTACTCTCCAAGGGACACCGACCAAATCCTTATTCTTGAGGCTACCCGACGCTTGGTTGCGTCTGTTTGTTGGCAACCCTCTATCTCCACCGGCATTGTCTTTAACGCCGTTCTTGCGCTGTCCTGCACAGTAAGAATCACCGAGGTTCAACCATAGTGTGCCTTCGGGCTTGAGGATTCGTCGAACATGAGAGAATACTTCTACCATATTTTTAACATATTGGTCTATGGTTGGTTCAAGTCCTAATTGACCGAACCAAGCATCACAGTGCTTACAGAAAGCCTGTTCCTGCGGATTCCAATATGCTGATTTCAATTGTAATGAATTGTTATTATTACGGGTATTTTCACTTGGTCTTGTGTAACCTTCCCATTCGTGTGAAGTATCTCCTTCTCCGCGCTCGTAGCATTCGGGCGCACCCCAAACCTTACCGTCGCCCCCGTAGTCCCTAAGACCCCAATAGGGGGGAGAGGTAACACAAGTATCTACGCAATTGTCCGGTAGCGTTTCCATCATCTCGATGCAGTCACCATTGAGAATATCAATCTCCATGATAACCCCACCAATAAGAGAAAGGTTTGCTTGGAGTCCGTGATATTATCTTTAATCTACTCAACATTGCCAACACACTCGCACATGTTCTCGGAGACATGGTGCAATTCTTTTGAGTATACTTACGGGAACGATTCGCTACTTCGGCAGGAGTCATGGGTTCACCGCTACTATCATACTTCAATACGGCTAAACAGGCCACCTTTAGGTATAATTTACGGCTTGACACATGCCCATTCAACGCCGAAACCAAGTCCAATGCTTGTTCGTGTGAGAGGGACTTCATCATCGTTCCGTTCTTTAGGTTGGTGGCTAACAGGTGGGGGGAGACACGCGAGGCGAAAACCGAAACAGTCCCCGCAGGTTCTACTTTTGGAGGAATACTATGTGTCTTTTGTTGGTCGTGCGACATCAAAACCTAACCCCCCATGTTGTTAATCACTCAATGATACCGGACTGAAACGCCCAACAGCCATTGTCAAAACCAATAGCCATACGCATTCCTTGTTGGTATTCGGTGAAGTCAAATATGTGTATGTTACAAGACCCTGCGAATTGCTTGAACAATTCGTCAAGACCACCATCGAAAGACCATTGCCAATCAGCAGGTTCTACCGGTGAAAGCCCTTGAATCTCAATCTCGGTCAAAGTCTCTCCGCCAATAGCAGGGTCGCCAACAAGAACGGTAAGTCCTTTATTGCTACCCGAAAAAGTATAACGATTAAACTTCTGTCCGTTCATGTTGTCACAACGAAGTGCTTCAAACATCTCGGTCGAATGAACAGTGTAACATGCGGAAGAATGTATCTCACTACCATCGGCAGTAGTGTAGACTCCGCCGAGGGCGTTGATACGCCCTGCGAGTCCTTGACTGCGCTCGCTGTGGTCTTGGATAGTGTCTTGACTGTGAGAGAACGCCAACCCTTCGGGAGAAGCGTCTATTGTAGTCTGTTTACGACCACTCTTGAAAACCAATTTGTTTTTACCGGGATTGTAAGTAATGTCTACGGTAGCACCGTGACAGGCCAAAATACCAAGCACTCGGTCAATGTCGGGTATAGGCATTGTCCCGTTCCAATCGTCGTTGGCATCACATTGAACATGTGTAAGTCCGGTCAAGTCCTTCGTGAGAGAAGTGATAGAAGCGATATTAGCCTCTATCTTCAACAAACAAGACTCTACCTGCGACTGCGCTTTACCTGCGACTGTTTGCTTTCGCTTGGTCGTGATGAGCATGTGCTTTAGTGCGTTGTTACTGATGTTCATTGAGATTCCTCCTTGTTGAATACCGAAGACATGTGGTAAACATACTCGACGGCAGGGGCGACAGCCTTCTGTTGGATTTCTTCGACAGCACACTTGAGAATGCGAATGTCTTCACCGACCGGCGAATCAATCTCCAACATCTCTACTCTCTTGATTAGAGCATCGACGCTATCCACTATCAAGTCAAGTCGTTGACCGATTAAGTCAAGGTTATTGACAATCAAAGTCTGTGTGTCACTCATCGTTGCCACCCCATGTGAGCATAGGTAGTCCATCCCACTTTACTTTGCCCTTAATAACAGAAAGAATAGTGTGTGTCTCTCCGACCATCTCCATGTGTCGACCCTTGACTTCTTCGATAGTGGCTTTAATCACCCAATCGTCGTTGTTCTTGAGAGTTGGGTCAGCCTTGACACCTGCGGCGGCATCGGCCTTCTTCATAAAGCGACCAAGGAATATCTGTTGAGAGAAGAGTCGCATTGTTCCCTTATCCCATTCGGGTCGGTCGCCAATCTTCATCAGGACTTTACC